AGAACTCATTGGAGCGGTTGAAGATGGTCACGAATTGACCTTCGAAATTCGTTGCTTCCCAGACCGTATCCACATAGTAGCAGCCGACTGGAAGAGGGTATTGTCCAGCGAGACATAGAGCCTCGGGATTTCCGCGAGCCAGCATCCACCAGTCGAAGAGACGAACAGTTTCCGGCGTGATACTGTCGGGAGTGTAGACTGTTTGATCGGTAGCTGAGCAGACATATTCTCCTGATGTGGTATTCACTTCCGAAGTCCAGCGACCGCGAAAAGATTGATGGATCGTGCGATCAGGATGGAGGACTGGATCTTGCCCAAAGATAGAGTCTTCCACCATCACTGTCGCAGTCATGAAGTCATCTGCCGTAGGTTCGACAACCCCGATGTTTCTGCCAGCATAGAAGCCGATGTTACCGATTGTCACCATCAGCATAAAGGCAGCAAGAATGGCGAATATGATGTTTTTCATCTTCACTGACGCTCCAACCTTTCATCAATTCGATTCAAGGTCATTCCCATCTGTTCCAGCTGAACTTCAAGTCTTGTCAGACGGTCGCTGTTTGTTGCAGCGCGGAGAACTTGATTCTCCAGCTGATCGATACGGACTGAAAGTTGACCCATCCAAAAGAACACCCCGGCAGTCTGTAGCCCGAGAGTGACTATCAGGGCTACTGGGATTCTCTTGTCCAAGTGCCAACCTCCTGCCGCCGGATCTCTGTTTACGTTTTGATCGCTCATGTTATCTCCTGTGACCTTTGTTGGTCAACGCCCTTGCGGGCTATATGGTTGCACCGCTCAGGAGCGCCTCAGAGAGCCTGCTGAGCGCATGGCCTGCCCTGTGGTGGCCCCGGTGTAGGGCAGGGCGGGCAAACGGCTCTGAGCGGCGTCTGAGGGCTCTTGAAAACAGCATCTTGTTCACCAAAGCACGGTGATTTCAAAGGAATCGGTCGTCACCTCGGAAATCAGGCTTCCTTCTTTGTCGCCGTGGGGTCGATACCCGTTGATCTGCGTGGTGCGGATCGGCCAGATGCCTTTCCCGAGCATTCTCTTCTGAGTCTGTCCCTGCTCGTCCAGATACTCGATCTCCACCCAGATGCCGATGCCATCCGCTGATGCGAACATGACATGCTGACCGACGATACCTTCTCCGTATGCGACGCCGGGTGTAGGAAGATGATTGTGACCCGGCAGGGCGTCTTCTGTCGCCGACCGGAGCAGTCTCATTTCACGTGATGCCTTGGAAATTATTCCTGATCCTTCTGTGCTTCTTCAAGAGCCGCGATCCTCGCCTGAGCGATTTCCAGTTCAGCGGTCTTGACGATGAGTTCAGCCCGAAGAGAAGCGCAGCGATCACCCAGAATACTTCTCTGGTCACGGAGCTCCTCTATCTGGGCGTTGATGCGGGTCTTTTCGGTATCTATCATAATCTGTCCTAGCTTGTCGGTGCGATGAGTTCGAGGTAGAGCAGGCAAACTCGCACTGCACCGCCTGTGAAGTTCGAGCCATTGGCGGTCAAGACCACGTTCGTGGTTCCGTAGTTTCCTGACGGTCCGATCGTCCCCTGATTTGTTGTTCCGGCCGACAGCCCCAGAGAGCCGCCGAAGCGACCCGCTGTTGTGCCATCCCCACAACTGAACGAAGAAGCGCCAGTGATGGTCGTTGTCACCCTAAGCGACACGCCGAGAATGATTGATTGGTTCGGGAAAGCGGCTGTCGAGGTGACAGTGGCTCCACTGAGTCCTGTAAGTTCTTCCTCAATGCAGCGAAGACGCAGAGCGCCACCGTTCGCTTCGCTCAGGTTGAACTCAGGGGTGAAAAGGTCTGTCTTGCTCAGGTCATTGGCGACTACCAGAGCAGTGCTGAACCCAGAACCAACCTTGAGAGTGAAGTCGTTGTTTGCCATCAAGCCCAGAGAGGCGTGATGGGTGAAGCCAGTCTGGAAACCGAGAGTCGCGTCGTTACCAGCGGCATTCTTGTTGATGTTGGCGACGCTGTTCGTTCCAGCGTTGTTCAAGAGGAAATCACCAGTTGAACTCGTGATCTGGCTGTTGGTCAGCAGAAGACGCTGAGAGCCACCAGTTGAGAAGCCGAGTTGGTTCGCAGCGTTGCGATACATGCCAGTATCAGGGTCCGCTGTGAACGAATGACTCGGCGCTCCAGCGGTGCCATTGGACGCGAGATAGCTGCTCCCAGACAGAGCAGTTGACCACGCAGAGCCATCCCACAGAAGTCGTTCGTTCGCACCCTGATCATAGGCTCTCCAACCCTCGGCAGGTGTGAAGAAGATCCAGTTGGAGCCGATGAAGACAGCGATCTTATCGTCTTCACCAGACCAGACACCAGTCGCCGAAGAACCGACGATGTAGCGGTCGCCTTCACTTGGGCTGACAGGCGGGACAGTTGTCGTGCGATTGAAGACAGTGAGGTTGATCAGAGCGTCAATGTAGCTGAGCGCCTGATTGGACGTGAGATACTTCTGGTTCTGTGCGGCTTCAAGTGTTGGAAGTCCGAGGATCGTGGTTGCCATCTCTATGCTCCGTAGGTCTTTGTCACTGGACGCCCCCGACCCACACTGGCCGACATCTGATAAATCCTTGCTTTGAACACCGAAGGCGCTCCAGCGTAGACGTAAGACGGTGACGTGACCGACACTGTTGTCAATAGCACGTCTGATGCGTCAAGTAAATCAATTTCATACAGCTCACTATCCTCGTTCAAAGGAACAGTGGCCGACTCATATCCCTCACCTCCGAAGCGTGTCTGTCTTTTCCACTCAATACGAACATCGGTGGCGCTTTCCTTGTAGAACTGAACATCTGCAACAGGATAAGGCAGCTGACCGACAGCCTTCCCAGTCTGTGTTGTATCCTGGTAGAATGGAGATCCAGTGGTGAACACATTCGGCCCGTAACGGAAGTCGATTGTATCGAACTTGCGTTCCTCACCAATCTGCAAGACACCAAGAGTCGTGGCGTCCAAGAAGACGACAGGCTGACCAGCCGGAACCGGGTCTTCCATGATCGGGTAGGTGCCAAGCTGTCCACGGAACAGTCTGCTGAGATTATAGCGACGTCCAGATTGCAGAGCAGCGTTGACGAACTTGAGGACTTCCCAGTCTCCGTTAGAAGTCTGAATGGCGATTGCATTCGCACCGTTACGAACGTTGAGTTCCGTATCACCGAGGACTTGGAAGTTCGGGTCGTTCATATCAACTTGAATGATGTTGCCTTCGTCAATGATCTCATGAGGACCAGCCGGAAGATCAGTCACAAGGACACCCATCTGGGTTGCAGCGAGCAACTGATTCGTCAAGAGCAGGTCTGAGCCAGTGTCTTCATATACATCAACCGCTGGAGGGAACGGCCCCTGATAGGCGGCGAGCCGAGCAGCCCAAGGACGACTCTCCTCCCCGGTAACGAGGGGAAGGTCAAGGAACCTGAGGATGGTCTTACCGAAGACAGTGACAGTTTCAGAAGACGATCCAGAGACCCCGGTGATCAGCGAGTCATAGATACTGGTGTCGATTCCCTCAGCCTGAACAGAGAGGTCGCTGGCCTTGCTGATGCCAGTCATACGGAATGCCAGTTCACGACCGGCGATGTCTACCAGAACACCATCACCAGGATCAAAGGCAATGCGGTTCGGCGGAAGAGTGAACTCCATGCTCTCACGAGCCGCCCATGATTGCTGGATGACGATCTCTGAGATAATGCGAACGATGCTCTCTGGCAGCACGATCGGGAACCGAAGTTCAACCACTCGCTGAGAGGTGGTGGTCTGCCTCTGGGCTCCGGTAGACCCCACTTGGAAGTCTTTCTCCTCATCCATGAAGCTGACCCTTGCAGCCGCAGGAAGTTCAGTTTCCTGAGCGCGGGTGAGTTTGTATCCAGCAGGATTGTCACGGCTGGAGATGAACTCATCTGTGCTGATTGAGAAGAAACCAGTATTCGCCCGAAGTTGGAACTTCAGCTTTCCTTGAGTCTCGAAGCCATCAAACAGGTAAGCTGAGAACAGAGGATTGAGGGCCTCACGCGGAGACATCATGTTGTCGATGATATAGCCACGAACGATGGTGTTCGAACCAACAAGACCGATCACATCGATATCTGCGTCAGTGAAGCCGACCCAGGAGCAGATCTCCTTGACCAATTCGCCCAAGGGAACAGCCCCGACCCGACCATTCAGCCAGTGACCACGTTCCCAGTTCTCGCCATCACTCCAGATATCGTCACGGAACGGGAAGGCAGGATATGGACGAGCGTCCCAGGTCCATGCGAACATGTCCGACGGAGAAATCATCGTGATTGGCGACGTAGGAGAATTGTCTCTCCAATACTTGATCACAGCTTCATAGTAGGCTCGCTGAATCTGATCGTCGCGGTTTCCATTGGAGAAGTAAGGCAGGAACGACTCCGAGGACTTTGGATCGAAGAACACGTTTGGTTGATTCGTGCCTTTGTCCACCGCCGGAGCACCATACTCCGAGAACATGATCTTCTTCGCTCCAGCAGTCCACGAGGTCGGCGAGCCAGACTCTACACCACCGGGGCGATTGTAGTGAAGATTCGTCCACCAGCTACGGAAATCTTTCTGACGGAACACCCACGGCTTAGAGTAGTCTCCATCAGTGATTGCCGTGCGAGTCTGGCTTTCCCTGTCGGCGTCGCTGGCGTAGAAATAATCGTATCCCTCACCACCTTCAATCTGACCTTGCAGGTAAGCCTCATCATAGATCGTGGTCGCCTTGGGATTGCCATAGGCGTCGTTTCCGGTGCCGTAGTCCTCGTGACCCTGACCATCCCGCCAGTCAGAGATCGGGACATAGTTGTCGATCGCGACATAGTCACAGTTTGAATTGGTCCAGATTTCATCCATGTTGAAGAAGACATCGTTGCTTCCGTCGTCAGGACGATGCGAATGATATTCAGACCAGTCAGCCGCGTAGCTGATCTGGACAGCAGAAAGTCCAGCAGCGTTGAAGATCGCACTGACATCGTCAATGAGAGTGCTGAATGCAGTCACTCCTGGATAGACCCCAGTCCCGTTCCGACGAGTGCGAGTAATCCCACGCATTTCGGTTCCGACGTAGAATCCCTTGAACCGGGTCTTGTCAGACAATGTGTTCGCAGCGGCAGCGCAGAGATGAGCATAGTGCAGGACCATGCGTCGAAAACCGAAATCAGAAGCTGAACCGTTGTATGTGAGAGTCGTCCCGCTGAGACTGAAGTCACTCGCTGCGACACTGCCGAAGAAAGCATCAATCTCAGTTTGAGCAGCAGCGGTCTTGTCTACTGAAGGAAGACTCGTCGTGATACGACCACGCCATGGATAGACAGGCTGACCAGGAGCACCAGTGTCAGTGTCTGGAAGAGTATTGCCAGCCGGGATATCCATCAGCAAGAACGGGTAGAAGTAGACTTCCTGTTCAGCTGTGTCACAGAGATACTGGATCGCTTCTACGATAGAATGATCAGAAGGAGTCCCGCCGAATGCCGGACGACCTTCACTGTCTTTGGAAACCTCGTTCGCTGTGGATCGCAGCAGACCACCGACGCGCCAAGGAGTCGGCTGGAGAACCTTGTTTTGATTGACTTCCACTCTGGGTTCGATATCGCAGTTATTCATGCGAAGATCAGTGCCGAACCAGGACACGACCAGATTGAGAGCAGCGTTGTTCGGGATGCCAGCCTTCAGGTTTTCAATGGAAAGTTCGAGGTCCGTCTCATCTGCTTTCAGGTGGATGTTTTCAGCAATAGCGTTGCCAAATCCATCGTCCTTGATCTGCGGAGTCGTTCCATAGGCGACTTCACCAGTTGCCGGGATCAGGTTGACCGCTTCAATCAGATTCTCCATGATTTCAGCAGTATCGTCTTGAATCGGCCGAATGATCTCAGCAGTGATCTGCGGAATACGATTGCCGAAGTTTGTGAGTTCCAGTTCTTCAAACACGAGATAGGACACACCTCGGAAAGCCGGAGTTGAAGAGTCTCCCTCAGTTGCGATTATCTTTGAGTCTTTGACCTGACTGGTTGATCCGGGATAGAAGCGGAACGTGATGCCGCTTGTGTCAAGGAGTTTGTTGTCTGCCCAGATTCGCCCAAGAGTGGTCCGATCGTTACCCTCGCAGAAAGCGAACGCACATGACACGAAATAGGTGTAGGTCGTGGTCGTGACCGTGGATCCACCTCCACCGCCCTTACCACCAGTCTTCTGAGTGTCAGTAGTCTTGACTTCACGGAAGTTGGTGGTCCAGATCATGTTTCCGCCGATACGGCTCCGCCCGAACAATCTCTTGATCGGTTGGCCTTCGGAGGAAGTCGTCACTGCAATCTCTTGGAGACGAGGACCCTCTTGCTGAATATTCTGTGTGACGCCGAACAGCGAGTTATCAATGAACGTGCCGATTGCTGTCGCTGCGAGGTTGGCGGCGAACAGGCTGAACCCGGAAAGCCCAAGAGAGGCGACACCAGCAGTCAGGAGAAGCGTAGCCATTAGCGAACTCCCTTGAACTTGAAGACGCCGACCTGCTTCTTCTTCCACCAGTCCGAGTATGTGTCTTCACGAACTTGGTGGTTGGAGTAGGCGTGGATCATGGTTCCTTCACCAGTAAAGATCGAGCAGTGCTTGACAGCCATGCCGGGACGCATCCGGAACAAGAGGATATCTCCCTTCCTGGGCTCCCGTTGTTCAGTGAAATACTTGCGAGCGACCGCCATCAGGGGATCATCAACACGGTGATCGCCCCAGGACGGAGAGTAGCTTGGGATCGGCTCAGGATTCTCGTCGCCATACAGTTCACGCCAGACACCGCGAAGCAGGCCGAGACAGTCGCAACCTTCTCCCTTGAGGCTCTCCTGATGATGATAAGGAGTGCCGATCCAGGAGCGGCTGATCTCAATTACTTTCTTACGACTAGCCATTGAACACGCTCTCCCCGGATTGAGTAGAATCACGAGTTGCGTAGCGACTGATGTAATCGCTACTTGGGATCAGGTTGAATCCCTGGAAGTTCACAGTGTTCGAAAACTTCGTATGGCAGGTCGCGATGGATTTATCGCAGCCAGCAACGACACTGAATGTATCGCTGACTCCGATAGAGAATGGAGTCTTTGACCATAGAAACAGTTTGCCGGTTCTGTGGCTTTTGATCTCGAACTTGAGTCCGTTGTTCAATCCAGACGTGAAAGTGATCACTCCGAAAGTGTAGAACCCATCGGTGTCATTAGAGAGACCAGTGACGGTGAGTTCATGACTTGTAGGAACTCCTGATACGGTTCCCGTGCTGGTAAATGACGCAAGGGACACCTTGCAGCGACCATCTCCAAGAAGAGCATCACAGGTTCTTTGATAGATTCGCCCTGTCTTTTGCTGGAGTCTTGCCGACTGCGAGCGGAGTTCAGCTGAGAAGGCGAGTTCCCCACGATCAACCTTACCGACGTTTCCTTTGTTGATGATGACACGCTGTGAAGTATCCTCGAAGTTGACCCAGAATAGTTCTACGAGAGCATCATCGTAGCGACCGGAAGCAAGGTCGTCCTCGTTGAGAGTATCGCTGCTCAGCGCTCCGTCAACGTTGAGGTTGTCTACTGACAGACCAAGCGAGGACTCAATCTGGGTTGCACTGAAACCGCTCGCAGCTTTGAAAGTCGTGCTCTCGAACGTAAGATCATTGTCATGCTCCGTGAAACCTTGAATGATTCCATCAGTGCGAGTGACCCTCCAGCAATGAACCATCGTGGTCTCACCACCGTCAAGGAAAGTCTGCATTCCAGCTGGGAGACTCTTCATACCCGAATCTCCATGATATTGATGTCGGGGATCGCTCCAGCGTTGAACTGCTCCACGTTGACAGAGATCTCGTCTTGGTCGAAACGGGCAGGAACGTCAAACTCAAAGCCAGCCGTAACACTGACGCTGGAACCAGGAGCAGAGTTCATCGTGACGATTCCTGTGGTATGATCAACCGTGTAATCAACACCCTCGGTCTGAGCGACACTGTCAAGAGCGATGAGAACAGTTCCGCTGACAGGTTTCTTGATAGTTCTGGTGTAAGAACCAGAAGCATCTGAGTAAGTCTTGATAAGCTGAAACTCATCCGTGCTATTGTCGCCGACACCGATCTGGATATCATTGGAGGTGACAGCACTGATGGGATCCAAAGATTTGTAGTCAGACCAGTCTTTCCAACGGAAACCGTGCAGCTTCGCCCGACGTGCTTCAAAGAATTGGATGACATCGTATAGATCTTTGAGATCTTGCAGACCAAGTCCCGCGTTATACATGCGACGAGAGTCGGCCCAGATCGTGTTTCGCTGTTCGAACCCAGACCGCAACGTGACAACGTCCGTGACTCGACGAGGACCGCCGCTGGAGCCCTTGCTGATGCCTGTCGGGAACTGAACTTCGTGAAAGGCCATTACATATTCCTCTGACCTTGGCTGATGATGCGAGCAGCCTTGGCAGCGATCTGAGACTCGGACTGACGGAACGAGTTGGCGTCAGGTGTTGTGATGTTGAAGTTGACGACCACGTTCTGACTGTTGCCACCAGCCGATTGACCGCGAGGGGTGACGCTGACCTGCTCACCATCCTGGGCTCTGAATGCTACCAGACGATTGTCATTACCTCCGTTCGGGATTGGAGCGATGCTAGTCCCGGAACCGACAGTGAATGAACCTCCACGTTGAAGCCCAAGGAGGGAACCAATTCCTTGAAAGAGGGAGCCGAAGATGTTTCCGCCTGCACCGACTCCGCCACCAGTCGCCCCACCGAACAGAGTCTGGAAAGCCTGGGAGACGACAAGCTGGACGATCTGCTTGTTGATGGCGCGAATAAGACTTCCGAAATCAGCCTCACCATCAACGACCAGATCAGCAATCGCCTGAGACATACCATCAAAGGCACTGGTGACGATTTCCTCAGCCTGTGAAGCAACGTCTTTGGTCTTCTCTAGAATCTGCAAGAAGCCACGCTCGAAGCCAGAAGCCAGATCGGTCTGGGTGTTGAGGAACTCGATACGAGTCTGTCGAACAGATTGAGTGAACTGATCCTGGCTGATGCGACCTTCTTCAAGCAGACGGTTTAGAGCCTCTACTTGAAGAGTGTATTCACGCATCGGCTCTTGGATATCGTCCAAGATCTCGGCAGCGCGAGTCAGGGCTTGGTTCTCTTGAAGCAGAGCCTCAATGAGTTCCCGCTCAGAGGCAGACAGCGAACGCTTGAGTTGATCCTCAATCGCAAGGATAGCAGTGAGACGCTCCCGCTCTTGGGAGTTGATGCGAAGGAGCTCGTTCTGCAGAGTGAGTTCCTGAACAATCTCAGCGAAAGTCTTACGACCGGAACCAGAGCCGGAACCAGAGCCGGGAGCCGTTCCGGTATCTGCGCCTTCGCCTGGAGAACCGAGATCAGCGAGACGCGCTTCTGCGATTTCACGAGCACGAGTCAGGATCGCCCCGAATGCCTCACCGACAAAATCACGCTCAAAGGCTCCTAGAAATTCATCTGCTGCAATACTGCCGATGTCTCTGGCAGCGTCCGGAACGTCTTGCAAGAACCGTTCCAGATCAACAGAGAAACCATCCAGAAGACCTTCAAACGGGTTTGACAGACCAATGGCTTCGAAACCACTGCCGATGAAATCAAGCAGATCGCCGACACCCTGAACGATGCCTTCAATGCCTGCGTCAACAATGCTAAGAAGGCCATTGATCGCTAGAGCGCCAAGTCGCTCGAACGCTTGGGGAAGGAGACCCCAGACAGCGACGACTGCATTGTATCCGCCGACAAAGAGCGCAATAAGTCCATTGATCGTTGCTTTGAGAACATTCAGCAGTTCTCCAAAGAAAGTGCCGAAGAACTCACCTACGCGACGAAGTCCGGCAGCGACACCATTGAAGGAACGACTGAATGATTCCGCAAAGAACGAAGTTACAGGAGCGATCGCTTCCCCGATCAGCTGGAACGTAGCGATGAATGCGTCACTGAGTTTCACCACTCCGTCTTCAGTGATTGAGATACGGTTGGAGAGAAAACCAAGAGCAGTCGCAGTGGCAACGATGACCGTGATCAGAGCGCCGATCGGATTTGCAGCGGCCAGAGCAAACAGACCAGACAGGGCGCGGGCGGCGATACCGATGGTCCCTGAGAGCAGCGGGAAGGCCCGTGAGAGGCGTTGCGTGAATGTATTGGCAGCGGCCCCGGCAGCGGCAGAACGTGCCTGAGCGGCGCTCAGAGCGTTCGTCGCGGCAGTCTGAGCAGTGGTGGCGGCTGTCAGTTGTGCCTTGCCAGCCGTCAGCGCTCGTTCCGTCAGCAGGAGAGCACGGTTCGTCCTGATGTTCTGTGCGACTGCCGCGTTATAGGCGATGAAGCGACCAGTGAGAGCGTCACGTGCGATGAGACGCTGATTGTCAATCACGATGCTCGCTTGCTGCTGACGAAGCAATACTATTTGCTGAGTGAGAGCCGTGTTGTTGACTTGGATCTCACGAACCTTGGAAGCAGCGTTCGCAGCGTTCGCCTGAGCAGCTTGAAGAGCCGATGCAGCTTTCGCTTGTTCGATGCCAGTCGCAGTCAAGAGGGTTGCATTCCCAGCGGCAACAGCAGCGGCAAGTTCACGAGAGGCAGCGGCGGCTGTGAAAGCGCCCTGAATGAACGTGGTCAGTTTGAGAGCGGAGAATGCAGCACCACCAGCCAGAAGCCCAACGAGGAGGAAATCAAGAGACTCAGCGATTGCGATGATAGATCGAGCGACAGCTTCACTTATTCTTGTAGAATCATCAATCGTATCTAAGAAGCGAAGAAAAGATGTTCTTAGAACCGAAAGAGATTGACCGATTGTGGGGATTGTATCAGCAAAAGCCCCATCAACAAATTCTGAGGCATTTAGCAGAGAGTCAACAACAATGTCTGTCGCAAGTTTCCCCTCTCGCCCAAGTCTTCTCATCTCACCCCTAGTATTAACTAGAGTATTAGAAAGAATTTCTGCATTTGTTGCAGCGTCATTCCCCAAAGCGTTAGAAGAGATAACACCAAGACGAATTAATTCAGCTCCAATAAGATCAGCAACAAATGGAAGTTGTTCCAAAACAGAACGGAGTTCGTCACCGTTAAGACGGCCAGCGGCCAGACCCTGACTCAACTGGATCATAGCGGCGTTTGCTTCTCTAACAGAAGCACCAGACAGAATCGTTGCTTTATTCAAAGTCTCAGTAAAACGTAAAGTATCCTGAAGAGAAAATCCAAGACCTCTTACCGCCAAGGCAGTTCTATTGAAAGTTTCTGCTGTTCCTTCATAAGCTGAACGAGTTCTGATCGCTATTTCAAAAAGTTCTTTTTCAACAGCGATCAACTGTTGTTCTGAAGATGTGACTAATTTCAATCTATTTTCAAAATTAGTTAAAGTATCTGTTAACCTGACAAGACCAGCGACAGCCCCCGCTGCACCCAGAACGAACAGAGTATTCTGGAGCAAACGAAGTCCGCGGACTGAGCGCTCGGCGACGTCGCCGATCTCTGCCAGACGACGTCTGACGACCCGAGCACCACGCTCGCGAACGACAATGTCGATGTTTTCAGTAACCATTAGTCAGCACCTCCACGGATGAGGAGTCGTATACCCTGTATCTCCACTTGGGCTTCCAGGAGAGCATCCTGAACCCAATCGTTCGGCTGTTGAGCAGAGTAGCCTGAGCGCAGGCGACCCAGATACGGGATAGAGTTCGTAATGAACAGAGCCGTGCCAGCCTGACCCGTGCCACGCTTTGCACCGACACGAAGTTGGTTGATCTTGGCGATGCCGACTGCAAGAGCAGCACGAGCGTTGGAACGTTCGCCGATACCGAGATTGCGGCCCGGAGAGTAAGCTGGGATAACGGCGCTCGTGGGATTGCCCAAGGAGACTCTCCAGTTGGAGCGGGCGACACCCTCGTCGGCTGGAGTGCCATTGATGAGGGAACTCAGAGTTCGATTGGACACACGCTGAACGGCCCGGACCGAGTTGTTCTCGATCCGGGATCCAATCCTGCGAATGTTTCTGCTAAACTGAAGGAGAGTCGCCACTACTTCT